TTGCTGAAGTTGTCTACCAAGATATACCTGGTCAGCAGAACCTTTTGAAAGTGTTTGTTGGAAGGCTGAGATTTGTCGTTGGAGATTTTTGATACTTGCCAATGCGGCAGCGGTATCAATATTGATTCCAATATTGGACTGAACGTCATCAGCCATCCAAGAACACCCTCTTTAGTTAGTTAGCTCCAAGGCCGCCAAGAAGATCTACATCTGTTAGCTTGATGCCTGATGCTTCCTCAACGATCTTGTATACTGTTGGAAGGTCTAGAACTTCCTCCAGCTTCTCTGCATCAGACGCAAGCTCAGGCTTGTACTGCTGTAGAGCAATCTGTACACATTCCATTAGCAGATTCATTGACTTTTCATTGTCATCTGCAACTTCTGCAATTCCTTCAAAGCTCTTCATAAACTTGCGAAGTAGTGAGATCTTTAGTGGACGTACTGCGATCTTAGTTCCATCAATAAGTGTAATAGTCTTTTCTTCATTGATTGTGGTTGTCATTTTGTCCTCCTTGTAAGGTATATCAATTATAACATAAAGCTTATTATTTAATTAAGCTTTTCGTACTCTAGGCCCATACCTATTCCGAAACCGCTTCTTACGGCATTGATACCCTGCAATGATACCACATCGTCTGAGTTTGCCGCTTGGCCACCGCTAAAGAATTTAGCTTTTTTCTCTTCCCATATGTCTTGAGCACTAGTTCCACCAGACTCTTTGTCTAGGTCTACACCCTGAATAGCTGCCATAAACTTTTTGCTTGCATAATCTATTTCTCTTCTGGCCTCAAGTGTTGCCACTATCTCTGGCATTGACATTGATGCCTCAAGCTCTTCGTAGTCTTTCCAGATGCCCAGCAAAAATGCCTCAGATTCTAGTTTGGCCAAGTCTAAAGTTTCCCATGATGATCCACCCTCTTCAGCCTTCTTGGATACAGGCTTTTCAGAATCCTCTTCTGGTGACTCCATCTTGATACCGCCAGCTATGTCTAAAACCTTATAGACTGTCTTTAAATCCAGGTTATCTTCTACATCGTCTATAGTCTTTATTTCTGGGAAGTATTGCTTCATAGCTACCCGAACGCAATCGATCATAGAGGTTATAGCTTCATCATCATTATTAGCCAACTTTACTGACTCAAAGACATCCATGAATTCTCTTAGGTATTTTATCTTTAATGGGGTAAGGTAAAGCTCTGTACCATCAATTAAAGTGATAGTTCCAGAGTCATATATTTTGGTTGCCATCTATATAGTATACCAAACACAAAACCGCCCAGTGTTTAAACTGGACGGTTCTGCTATTTAATTATTATTAAATTATGAAGTAGCGGTTACAGTGCGATCTACGATCTTACCGTATGAACCGTTACCGTTTGGAAGCAAGCGGAAGCTTACCTCAAACTGGGTTGCTGCGTCACGCTTAGCTGATACAGTAACATTCTCAATTGAGAGTGCACGGTATGCAACATAGATACGCTCTAGCTCTGAACCAACTGCACAGTCACCTGTACCTGGACCAACAGCAATTAGACCACGCTCTACTGGACATTCACCAATTTGACCAGACGATAGGTTAAGAACCTTCTCGCTAGCAAACTTAGTGTTGTTAGTAGGGTTAGCTGGATTAGTACCATCTAGCTCACCGTTTAGGTCTAGGTCGTCTGAGTTTCCAGCAAGTGCAAACAACAGATTGTCTAGTGTAGCTTCAGCAAATGTAGTATTCAGGTTAACCTGCATACCTTGCTTGTAAAGCTTTGCAACGTCAAGTACCTGGTCAACCTGGACTTCACCGAAGTCAGGCTGGAACTGAATCTCAAGACCGTTAGATGTGTATCCAACGTTTGTGAATCCGCTACCAGTAGCTGATAGAGTATCCTTAATAGATGTTCCATCAACTAGAGTAGGCAATGCTGCATCGGTTAATTCACCAGCGTTGTATGTGAACAGGGCTGCTGCTCCAACGATGATGTTTTTGGCTTCACCACGATTATATGCCATAATATTTCACCTCTTTTTCCTTAAATAGATTAAAGGCGTGTTTCCTCAAGATTAAGTATACCAGCCTTTTAATAAGAGGCTGTTTTATTAGTCATATCTGAGCTTTGGTGGTATTCGTACTCAATAATGATCTTATTGCCACCATAGGTTCTGGCTGTACCGAAGTCTATGATATCCGCTACTTCTTCAAGCTGGTATACCCTGAATTTGTGGAAGTAGAACTGGTTGGTAAATCCACCAAAGGACTTACCCCTGGCCCAGTTATTAATCTCTTCTGCAGTCTCATCTTCACGGTCCATTAGTCTTAGGACTAGCTCAGTGGTTGCGATCATCTTATCTGTCACGCCATCGGAGGTGGCAAAGAAGTAGTATAGCAACTGCTCACCCTTGATGTGTGGGAAAGGAGATCTACGAAGTCTAATTAATCTATCATAAGTACAGCGTATGCCTCCATAGCCATAGTTCTGACTATTAATGTTTATGAATGTTTCCGTAAGGTCATCAATAGTATTTGGCGATGGCGGAAAGAATGGGATACCTATCTCAAGGTAGTTAGCTAGCTTTTCTTTTAGGTATTCGTTAATCCACAACATTGGAGTATTAATTATGTAGCTACCGCTAGCAATTGATGCTTGTTCTTCTGATGTATATATAGACATTATCTTACCAATCCTGCGTTAGCTATCCATCTGAATCCTGTGTTATACCCCACAGATTTTCCACCACGCTTACCTGCTGCCAAGTTCTTTTTGAACAGTGTTGGACTCTCTAGGTAATCAGCTATTCCAGATGATCTTAAAAATGACTGAGAAAAATAGTTGTTAAAGAATGAATCAAAAGCTTTCTCAAATCCACCTTCAACTGCAGACCCACCAGGTTGATCTACCTCTACTGGATTCTTGGTAAATACCTTTTCGCCATCAATTTCAAAGGCTAGTACTTGTGCTGACTTTGGTCTAATAGTTACTGGTATGCCATTCTCCATAATCCGTGCCTTGTCATAGAATGGAACCTTAGAACCACTCTTTATAGATGATGACTGGCTAAATGAAGACTTTAGAGATAGTCCTAAGTTGCTAACTGTATAGGTGATGTCAAATAGTCTAGCTGCTGGGCTACCTACCTGGTTCCACTCGTATACGTGATGTAACATTTCTGGACTCATTCTAGCATTAGCATCTATGTACTGCTTTATAGTCTCAATTGCTGATGCCCCTAGTGAATCTAGGAAAACCTTTTTACCACCATTGATACCCTCTAGATATCCAATAGCATAATCAAGGATGTTGTCCATGTCTCGTTTAAACGATGCAGAATTAATAGTTATCATATGTCTGATGCCTGATTCTCTGATCTACGAATGATTAGCTTAAAGTATTCTGTACTTCCAAAAGGGCCTACAAATTGTTCTACCGTAGCAAGCTCAAAGATTGTTGCCTTACCGTTTCTAGGTCCAGATGTTTCGTTATAGATTGAGTTACCAAAGCGATCACGGATATTGGTGATTACGATGTTGGTTATGGAGTTGTTATTTCCCTCGCTAGAAACTCTGATGTCTGATCTTGATCTGCCAATTAGGATTGACTCCTGTACGATATTTACATTTGGAGTTATCTCTTCTTTGCCTGCAGAGCCTACTGAGTTGAAGTTTGTAGCAATCGTTTTATTTAGAATCCACTGCTTTTTGACATTCCCATAAATAGCCTGATCAACTATTGGATAATAGATGTCTGCTAGTAATGGGTAAACAAAGTCGGTGGATTCGCAGATGGCCATTGTTTAAAGAACTCCGACCTTGGTAATAGACTTCATGTACTTGTCTAGAATCTTATCTACAATCATATTGCCAGTTCCATCTAGCATCTTCTTGTCGAACTGAATTCTGAACTGATCTGTATTATATGAAGTTACATACTTCTGGTAATAGTCTAGCTTGCCACACTTTAGATCATCAATCAGCATTTCTGTTGCATACTGGATGTCTGGTGGAATCGCACGGAAGCCTTCGTCAAGAACGAATAAGTAATTGTAATTAGTTGGGAATGCAGGGCCATTACTATTCGACCAAGGTAGGTCACCCTCTCCTGGAAATCCAGGCAAGGTTATTGGTGCACTAGATGATCTATTTGCTGAGTCAGTCTCAACCCTGTAGATTGCTGAGTTATCTAGAGTAACCTTATAGATGTAAGAGTTGGTTGCTGGATCTGCTGCATCGATGTCGAACATCAGAACGTCATTTTGGTATACCTTTAGGACACGGTTTGCGTCTCTCCATACTGGCAGATAGTCTGCCCCAGAACCTGCTGTTTGAAGAATTGATTTGTGGTTATAGAATCCAAGTCCAGTGTAGGTATCAATAATGGATCTAGCAATTAGCTCCCACTTCTTGTATTCTTTTATTTCAGAAGCTGTGGTGCCAAGATCATTTGGGTTTGTATATGGACGAATAATGTCTAGGTTAGACTCATAGATAATGTGTTCATGCTCTGAATCATAGAAACGAATTAGGAACTGACGGTCAAACTGTACCTTTGAAATTGGTAGGGTATAGATAACCACACCATTAGCATCTGACTCTATGGTAGTCTCTTCAACGGTGTGGTCTACTAGGTCTTCAACATAAACGATATATTCGTAGTTGGCATCTGGTAGGTTCCAGGTGGTTGTAATTGGATATGGTGGAACTCTTAGAATTTCCATTAGTTTCGATACGCTCCTGCTACTTCTTCTGGAGTAGCAAGCCTTGTATTCTTGTTAGCTAGCCACATCTCTGCCTTTGACTCTGGAACTATGTTATATCCTCTAACTAAGTTACCAACGCCATCCCAGTGTAAGTTTCTTGAAGAATAGATAGCTACTGTTTCAACATTCTTTACTGGGGTTTCTTTCTTTATCTTCTTGGGAGTTTCTTTTTGTACGCCAACCCCCATGATACCGCCTTCAACTTGCCCAAGAGCTTGTTTAGGTTTTGGTTTAGAATTAGTCATATTGATCTCCTAAAGTACAATTATAACAGATATTAAATATGAAAAGAGGGCAGGAGCCGAAACTCCTACCCTCTCTCAAAAGGAACTGTTACAGATTATGAATCTGCTCCAGCATCAGCGAATGCAATGGCATCCTCTTCTTCCCACTGAACGCCGAATCTTACGAATACAGTGTACTCAATGGTGTCCTTCTTTGGCTTGTACTCACGGTTTACAGTGATGTCACGCTGGAATCCCCATACACGGTTCTGAGGGAATGTAAGATCTACATAACCTGCAGGGTAGTAAGGAACTTCCTGAACATCGATGCCTAGAACACGAGTAGTACGTGCTCCACCGAAAGTCTGTCCAACGCCATCTAGGTAGTTCTGGCGGTTAGCCTGAGTGCTACCTGGCTGTTGACCAGCGAATGCTTCTGCAACTGCGTCAGCAAGGGTACCGTTGTTCTTAACGATTCCCTGGAATGCATCGGTACCTGCGTAGAACTTTAGGTTGTTCTTCAGTGCACGGTACTTACGTGGCATTGCAAGAATAATCTTCTGCATTACGTCTGTAGTCCATGCGTTGTCCGCAACAGTTACAAGTGCTTCGTGTGCATCACCAGTAGTAGCCTTGTTAACAAAGCCCTGCATGATTAATAGCTAGGTCTTCAATGTCATTTGCGAATGCATTTGTCATTAGACGAACTAGGTGATCCTCAAGAGCACCACCTTCAATTCCGTCTTCTAGACCTTCAGCAGAAACTTCCCAGTCAAGACGAATCTTCTTGGTTGTAAGCTCTACCTTTGTGAACTGAGCACCAGTGTTGGTGTAGTCTCCGAGTGCCTGTGCGGCAGCACGAATAACACGCTCTCCAACATTGATCTTCTCAAGTTCCATGGTGTTTGCTCGCATAGTTACTCTGCGACCATCCTTGGCGAGAACTGTGGCATCCCACACGTAGTCAATAAAACGACGTGCTTGCTCTGGGCGTAGGATACCTGAACCTGCATCACCAGAAGGATTAACAGCGTTAGCACCACCTGTAGCACCGAATGTTGCAGTTTCAATGTTACCAAGTGCACCGCCATTAGCGTAGTTACCTGGAACGTTTTCACCAGCTTCTGATCCTGACGCAAATGCACCCTGGCCCTGATATAGACCTGGTGTAGTTCCGCCTAGATCGCCAGATAGTCCTGGCTGATTTTTAATAATTTCTTGTTCCGACATAATTGTCACCTCCTAAGTGATTTTGTTTATTTAAATAAATCGGCAGTTTTGAGGAAACGTCCGCCC